GTTGGTGCCGTGCTTCTGAAAGAAAAGATTCTCTAAAATGGAATGGGCGTTAGCAACTTTTGGCGGAAAGTTTTGTTGCATTTTTGCAAGTACCTGTGGGGGTGCAGCCAACGTGTTGACCAAGCGCAACTGGGGCTGGTCTGCCGTCAAGGACATTGGCCTTAGTATTGTCGTCGGCTGGATTGCGGCTGAGTTCTTAATCCCGGCGGCGATGTCCTATTGGAAATTTAGCCCAGAGGTTGCTGTCGGTTGCGCATTCCTGATCGGCTACTGTGGCATACGTTTGTTGCCAAAGCTTGAAGAAGCACTGATTAAAAAGGTAAGCAAATGATCCAGGCATTGATACCTTCGATACTTCCTGCTGTTACAAATGTAATAAATAGGTTTTTGCCTGAAGATAAAGAAGCCAGAGCAAAAGCAGAACGTGAGATCGAAGCTCAACTTGCAAACCACTTGGCAAAGATTGATCTTGCTCAATTAGAAATAAATAAAGCGGAAGCTCAACATCGTTCAATTTTTGTTGCCGGTTGGCGACCATTCATTGGATGGTCTTGTGGTATTTCTCTTTGCTGGACTTATGTCTGCGTTCCAATTCTGCAATTTATTCTAGTACAAGCAGGTCATGTGGTTGCTCTGCCAGCTTTGGATATGAGCCAGATGATGCCCGTGTTGATGGGAATGCTGGGGCTTGGTGGTTTGCGAACCTTTGAGAAATTTAAAGGCGTAAGCAAATGAGCGACATAATAGATGAGATCACGGCAAGCCTGATGATTGAAGAAGGTTTTCGCGCACACGCATACTACGATACGGCTGTGCCGCCACGGCTTACAATCGGTTTTGGCCGTAATATAGACCGTGAAGGCGGTGGTCTGGGTATCAGCGAAGACGAAGCTGAACTGATGCTTCGCAACGACATCGACCGCAGTGTTCAAGAATGTGGCAACTGGTATTGGTTCGACAGGCAACCTGACAGAGTAAAGCGAGTGCTCATCGAGTTGTGCTTTCAGCTTGGCTACCCGGCTCTATCAGGATTCAATCGTATGCTATCTGCATTATCTGCCGACAACTATGAGACTGCTGCGGCTGAATTACTTGATAGCAAATTTGCAGTGCAGGTTCCCCACCGGGCGAAAAGATTATCTGACAGATTGAGAGGCTAGATGGCTGCAAAAAGTCTGACCGAAGAAGAACTACAAGACGTTTTGGACTTGGTTGAAAAACACGGTGGTGTTTCCGAAGCTTCAAGGCATACAGACCTCAAACGCTCCACATTTGAAAGTCGTTATCAACGGGCAAGAGATATACTAGGCGAACAACCTAAAACTCAAACTGATGACGTATCCCTCCCTGAGTTTCCTGACGAAGATATTTCTACCCAAGAAATTATTTCTCATTTGAAGAAAAGGTGGGAGAAAAAACACGAACACGAACAGGCCAAACGCTGGTTTCAAATTAAGATTAAAAAAGACGAGCCCTACGGATTGTGCGTAGTTGGTGACCCACATCTAGGCTCCCATACTAACTGGGCTTTACTTGAACGTGATGTGGACATAATGGCAAACACACCGGGGCTTGGCTGTGTAAACATTGGCGATACCACCAATAACTGGGGAGGCCGTCTGACAGCTCTATATGCGGAAGAAGACATTAGCCGCAAGACTGAACGACAGCTTGCTCGATGGTTCCTTAAAGAAGCGGATATCCCCTGGCTCTGTTGGCTGCATGGCAACCACGATACCATGCACAGTGAATTTTCCACCTATTTGAAAGCTATAAACGTAAAACAAATACCAATGGTAGATTGGGCGGCGAAGTTTCAATTAGTATTTCCAAGTGGAACTATCCGTATTGATGCAGCGCATAATAATAAAGGGACCAGCATTTACAATAAACTACAGGGACAGAAACGAGCCTCTTTGTGGAATGAAGAAGCAGACATCTATGTAGCTGGACACCATCATACGTGGGCCTTGGCGCAGGAGGAAACAGATAGCGGCAAAGTGATTAATCTAGCAAGAGCCAGAGGCTATAAATTTCACGACGAGTTTGCCCATCGCCATCAATTTACTGAAGAACAATATGGGTCTTCAATAATATTTGTGATTGATCCTCAAGCGCCACCAAACATTCGCATCAAGCCATTTGCTGACTTGCAAGAAGGTGCAGAATTTTTGACGTGGAAGCGAGGGAAACAGACGGGAAACAGAAATTAACAATACTTTATTTACTATGAGTTATTTACTCTATACGGTGCTACGCAAGGGCAAGGTTTCCGTGGGGTACAGACCTTATAATAGGTTAAATAACGTCGCAATTATGATCCCACATGATCGTTTCCTCCGCAGAAAACTGCGGTTTTTGAGCGTTGGGAAACAGAAAGGAAACCTTTTCACCTTGTAATATATACTGTAAGTTACTATCTAAGTAACTATAATGTAATAAAGAGAGGAGAAGGACCATGACGAAACCCAAATTAATTGCTGAACATAAGGTCAGCAACAGCAACAATATCCCACTGCATGTAACGGTGAAAGGACCAATCGCCAGCAAGAAAAAACTGGGACGCAACGCCTATTGTGTTCGAGTGAAAGGCAAGACGCCCGAATGGAAAGCGACTGCCGACGAAGCAAAACTTAGAGCAACACAGATTGTTGAAGAGTTTGTGGGCAGCGGTGTTGTTGCTGAGCCTGGTACTTTTCGTGCAGCCATCGAACTGTACTGCAACGATCTGCTTGACCGTCGAGCACGAGGGTTGATTAGCGCACATTATACAAAAGACGCTATTAACCGTGCGAAAGAAATAATCGACGTTTCAAATCGGGTGGTCAAAGATCGTTTCAAACATTTGCCCGAAGAGCATTGGCAAGGTTGTGCAAGACAGCACAGCACTGGTCGTTTTGTAAGAGATCCAATCACTAATTTTTACCTGCTTGAATACACACCTCGCGTCTACAATCTACCCGATGGCAGTGTCATTCAGCCCGACAGAATGAAGTGCAGCGAAATCACCTCAGACGTTATAAAAAGTTTGCTGAACTGGTTTGAGAAAAAAAACGATTGGAAGCTGCGGACCACTGAAAGATCAAAAAATCTTTTGTCTGGCGTTTTCAAAATGGCAATAGCCAAAAATTGGTGCGTCTCAAACCCATGTGATTTTAGTCTGGAGTTTGCAAAACACGCACGAACAGAAGACGAGATAATTGACGACTTAAAGACTGACAAATTTATTTCCCCAAAAGTTTTTGAAGCAATTTTTAAGATTGCAGAAGAAAACGAAAAGCTGGTCGGCAACACGCCTTGGTGTCACAGCCTCGCCCTCTACTTTCTTGCATACACCGGGCTGCGGCCTAACGAAATGTTCCCGTTAAAATGGTCGTCTTTAGACCTGGAAAATAATCTTGTCCATGTGCGCGTTGCTGTCCGTCAAGGCGATGGATTTGGCGAGTTCGAGATTGGCGAGCCTAAGAACACGTCTAAGAAAAATTTAAAGAATCAGAAAATAAGACCTGTCGAGCTGCCGCCACGATTGGTTACAAAACTAAAGGAGTGGCGTTTACGCTCACCCCAATCGACAGACAATGATCGGGTGTTTTTGAATCAATCGTTAAGGATGCACCATAGCTCAACGTATTTGCGGTTGAAGGTTTGGTATCCGGCTTGTGCTCAGTACGGTTTGACTGAAGACGAAACGCCAACCCTATACGATCTGCGGCATGTGTTTGCTACGCTGATCTTTGAGCAACACAAAGGCGATCTCTACAAGATAGCAAATTTGATGGGCCACGCTGACATTAATTTGACCCGTCGTGTTTATGCGGAGTATTGGGAACGCAAAGGCGAATCTAAAAAGATAGCTCAGGAACGTGAAGCGGTCTGGGAAAGATTAGTCAACGAGTAGAAACACTCAGGGTAGTGGACGATAGCACCATCGCCATTGACCACCCAATCGTGAAGACCAAGAGCCTTGTTGCAGTAGCAGCAGGGCTCTTTAGGTATGACGGGCTTGTTCGTGTCTTTGCGTTTCGATTGCGGCATCTAGGAGCCTTTTAGCTAACCAGTAAAGTTGAGCTGAGCTCATAGGCTTTTTGAAATGCTTACCCCCGGCAAGGATGTGCAACTCACCGGGGGTAGGCCAAACGCAAAACGGATCATTCGGTGGAGCTGTCCGCTGATCCGGCAATGCGCTCTATCTCCGCCCTGGGGATGTAGTAGTTACGAGCCCCAAAGACTTTTGCTTCAATTTTGTTACTATGGATCATGCGATAAATCCTAGCTTTGTCCGTCGCTGTATTCTGTCCAAATAACAGACGACAAGCATCACCAACACTAACCAGCAAGCTGTGCTCATTGGAAATCATCATTGCCCCCTTGCGGTTCAGGTGGCTGGGTATCTAAGCTCACTTCCACCGAAATATTGCCGTCAGCATATTGCCAGGCAGCAACCCGGTAGACGCCGGGTGGTAGTTCCTGCTGCACCACCTGCTCTTTTCGACTCCAGTTAGGCAAACCTTTTTGCAAAGGTTCAGAGCCTTCCCACCTCTCCTTATTTTTGTATGCGTTG